TTACAACTTGAAGATTTTGTTCGCGCCGTTGTCCCACACGACGATGATGTCGCCGCCGTTCGGCGTAATCGGCAGGCCGGTGGCCGAGTCGATCAGCGCAATCAGGGGGCTGGTCGCGGTATCTCCCGTGTCCTTGTAGATGATGAGGGCTTCGGACTCTGCGCCGCTCACCGCCGTGAAGGTCACGTCGTTGGCGTCTGCCGCGCCGCTCGTGCTCGCCTTACCCGTGAGGGTGACGCCCGCAGCGATGATGGCGGAGCCGGACACGTCCGACAGGTACTCGTGCGTGGTGAAGTTCGGGGTGTAGACGTTCTTATCGACGAGGCACACCTTCACGGTGTCGGTGTCCCAGTTGATTTGTCCACGGAGGAAACGCTCGCGCGCCTTGTCGTACAGTGTGTTGGCCATTCTATTGCTCCTTGGTTACCCATTCAACGCAGTCTCGGTGAGTACGGATGCACTCACCTGCTGCCTCAGTTACGTCGTACTCCCAAACCCGGATCGCCCGGTCGGACTTGTCCGTCGGCTTGGGCAGCGGACTGCATTGAGCCACGCACGCCTGCGGCGGGACTCGTGCCGTTGGCAGCGTCGACGGCGTCGTTGAGCAGGCCGAAAGACACAGCATCCCGATCACACACAACATTGGCTTTGACCATCGCATCGCTTACCCCCTTCGACCGCGCCGATCTGGCGCGCTCCTTCGCTATTGCTTCTTTTTCAGCTTGCTGAATTGCAAGCGACTTGTCCGATTCTACCAGTTTTCCAATAGTCTCGATGGTGCCACTCAGCACCTCGACCTTTTCCTTGGCGTTCTGGCCGCTCTCGTACTCTTTGCCGACGTAGGCACCACCTGCGAAAGACAGTCCGATCAGGACGATGCCTACGAGGATGGTGGTCGGACTGGGTAGGGTCGGGATATTCATCATTCGACCGTGATGTAGCACCGCTCGCCCGAGTGGAGCGTCTGCGCAAGCAGGGTGAACCACGTGGCGTACGCGATACGACTGTTCAGAACGGAGTTGCTGCCCGGGCCTACCTCGGTACCGGGGAGCAAGCAGCCCTCCGTGTCGGCGTCTGTATTGCCGGGATGGATGCGGATTCCGGCGAAGCCGTCGACCCCGAGCAGGTGCGGCATCAACTTGCCGAACCGCGTAGACATGTCGATGACGATCTCGTACCGCCCTGTGGGGATCGCTGTCGCGCCCTTGACCTTCCAAGAGGATACCGGCTCGCCTTCACGCTGGCGCACCACGTCCTCAAGGACGTAGCACAGGTGCCTGCCGCCTACGGATACTTCGCTGATCGTGCTGCGAACGCCTGACGGTTTACGGACTAGGTTGAACTCCACGGGCTGCCTTCCTTTCGTTTGCGGGGCACGTCTCGCAGCTTGAGTACATCCGCTCGAAGCGTTCCAGTTGGTCGTTGAGCTTGTTCACCTCGTCCCGCAGGTCAAGGTTCTCGGTGCGCAGGGTACTGATCTCGTTGTGCAGCTTGGTGATCTCGTTCGACAAGCTGGTATTCACCTCGGCGAGCCGGGCGATCTCTTTGGTAAGTGTCTCGTACACCGTGTTGACCGCCATACTCCCTGCTACGTTGGCGTTGGCTCCGGCTTCCATGATCTTCTGCCCTGCCTCCATCGCCTTTGCGTCAGCGCCGAGGCCGATCCACTGGCCGAACATCTTGCGGAACGCAAAGGCCGCACCCAGTGCAGCCCCCGACCCGCCAAACGTCCAAGCTACGGCAGAGTTGATCGTGTCTGTATCAATGGCCATCGCCCTCAACCTTATATCTGACCAGCACCCACCACGCGCCGAGGGTTAGCATCAACTCCGCCGCCATAGCTGCCGGGGGGTTGTATGTTTCCCAACTGCGGAAGTGCGACCCGAAACACGATATGGTCGCTGTCGTCCACAATACGCAGCCTAGAATCCCCTCGACCCAAAGCACCAGACGAGTGCGGATATTGTACAGGACAGCGCACAGAGCGACCACCCCCTGCAACCCGAAAAGCGCGGCCCACTGCCACTCGTCCATGATGGTCGCCATGATCGCGTACGTCGTGCGCCCTTGCCCGAGCGCGATCTGCGCCTTGGTCGGGAACAGTGGGTAGGTCGCCGGCCACAGCAGCATCACCGACCACGCTAGTGACGACATACCGAGGAGGAACCGAGTGCCGAGCAGTTCGACCCCCCACAGCAGGTGGATAATTCGCGCACGGAGCACAGCCCGAACCGCGATCTTCACGTCTTTCGTGTTGCCGATCCTTGGGGTCAGTGTCATAGATTACACCAGCGGAATGAGTTCTTGTGCAATCTTTTCGAGTTGGGAAACCATCAGCACCACGCCGTAGGTGTCCGTGCCGTCCAGCGCGCAGTAGGCGGCCATCCGGTTACCGACCGCTGCCGTGCCCCACTGGATGAAGTCGGTTGGGACGTACGGGCTGAGTACCCGGTTCTGCACATCGAACCGGAACATCTGGTTGGCCGCGCCCACGGTGTAGATGTTCATGTAGAACATCCGGCCTTCGTTGTCGAACGGCGACTGGCACCCGCTCGTGCCGGTGGTCAGCGCAACCGACCCGTCGTAGACAATAGCCCCCGTCCACGTGCCTGCAATCGCGCCAGCGATGTCGAGCACATCGAGGGTAGCCGCACCCCCACGGAAGAAGTAGCAGAACGAGTGGCGAGCGTTGCGATCAGGATCAGGCTCGATGCCGAACGACGCGGCCCACATCCCACCCGCTGCATTGGCTGCCGGGGCGACGCCGAAATACGTGGTATGCCACGAGTTCGTGGCGATGCTGTTGGTGCCATTGTTGATCGTGGCGTCCATGTAGTTGTAGGTGTAAACCGACGTGGTACCGGACGAGCGCACGAGCATCAGGTTGGGCAACTCGATAACGAACTTGGCGTTGACCGACGGGTTGACCGTCCACGCGGTACCGAGGGTGTAGACTGCCGATGGGCCTGCGGTGTGCGAAGCGATGACGCGACGCTGCCCCACGGCTGTCGGGTTAGTCAAGTCCTGCACGATGCGAATCTGGAAGTTGCGGTACTCGTTGGCGGCAACAACGGCATCGCCGAGGGTGGCCTGCCCTGTGAGGGACGACGCACCGATAGCGGTGGCTGCCAGCGCGTACCGCGCGACGAGGCCGGTGTCGTAGTTGAACGCGCCCTTAATCATCCCGTCGCCGGGATTGCAGTCGTACGGTGTGAACTGTTCATCGAGCACGAGGATCGACGAGTCGACCGACACGGTGGCTGGTAGGTTGACGATGGACAGACCCGTAGACAACGTGTTGCTGGCCACTTCGAGCGAGCGCCATGCGTTCGCTGCGAGCACACCAGAACTGAGCATGAACACACGCCCGGCGACGATCTCGTAGCGAGCGCCCGTCGATGGTACGAAGGTGAAGGGGCTCATCACGCGGAGCGTCGGGGTCGTTCCGCCAGAGTTGCCGACGATGAACCGCTCCTCGGTCTTGCCAGCCACGGGGTCGATGATACGCAGTTTGAACCCGTAGTCGCCGGAACCGCCACGGTTGGCGAGCATGTTGACGCCGACGGCGGTGGGGAACGCAGTGGAGATGACGACCTTATCGACCGTCGCACCTGCGGCGATGACGCCGACCAGACCGAACGACGGGACGAAGGCGGCTGCCGCGCCCGCGCCGAACGTACCTGCGAGGGCTGGCGACTGCACGAAGTTCCACGCCTTCGTGACGATGTTGAAGCGGTTCAGCACGGTCGCGCTGAGTAGCTGGTACGCAAACGGGTTGCGGCTCACATCGGAGCGCAGGTCTGAGCACATCGCTGCTGCCGCCACGTGGGCGTTCGGAGCGGGCGACACCTGCACCCACTCCAAGCGGTCGATTACTTTCTTGAACGTGTTGGCCATGCAATTCTCCTCAAGTGATTCTGGAACGTACGTTGAGCGCCCACGATTGGCGGCTCTGCGCGTTTATCAGCATGGCCCCGGGCCTGGAGTCGATGTTGGAAAGGTTGGTCACGTTCGTTACCGCGGTCACGGTACCGCTTTCGATCACGGCTGTCTGCCGGTAGCGCCGAAGCGACTTGTCGTACCCCAGTGGGGCGAGCAGCAGAAGCAGCATACGACGGAGTAACGTGGCACCATCCGATGCGCTTACCTCCGTCGCCATATCCGCAAACGCGTTGCGCATGGTCATAGTCCATCCTCCACCCAAAGGGTCATGCCCTTACCGTCCGGGCCGAGTCCTGTCTGCAACCACAAGTACGCGGTTGGGTGAACGGCTGGCGGGGTAGGCCCGACGAACGTGTTGCCCGCCGCTGCCCCGGTAATTTCGGTGCGAACCTGCTTGAACTCGGTACCGATCCGAGTAGCGAGGTCGCTGATTTTTGACGCGAGGCTCATACCAGCGCCGCGTTGAACGTGGTCACGAAGTCGGAGTTCACGTCACCCACGTCAGCTGCCGCGATGGCCCCAATGTTGGCGATGGCCTGCGCCTTCTGCGGGGCCGTTAGGGTCTGCACTGCGTCAAACGCAACCCGGTTGCCGACGGCGGTGAGTAGGTTATTGAGGCCCGTCTGGTCGGTAGCCAGTCGGTCAGAGATTTCGAGTAGCGTATCGAAGGCAGCGGGTGCCCCATTGAGGATCGCGTTCTTGGCGGCAGTGATCTCCGCGACGATCTTGTTGGCCGACCATGTGTGTGTAGTGTCGCCGGTGGTCGCAGAGTCAAGGATCGACGACGCCGAGGCGATGGTCGATACGAGTTCGTTGATCGCCGCTACGAGGGTCGCCTTGTTCGTAGTAGTGAGCGCAGTCTTGTCGCCCATCGCCGCGCGGATCGACTTGCACTCCGTACCGACGCGGGTGGCAAGGTTTGTGATTTGGGTTTGTAGGCTCATGCTGGTACCTCAGATAAGAGCGTTGTCGAATAGTAGCACAGGGTCAGGAGAGGCGTCGGCAACAGCGCCGTTGTAGGTACCCGGAGGGCCAATAGGCCCAATCGGCCCGGGCGGGCCTGCCTCTGCTACAGTCACCACGACTACCTCTGGCGGCTGTTCGACGACTACGGTGGTTTTTTCTGTGATAATCACGTCAGACATGGGTGACCTCGCCTGTGAAGGTGATCTTGGCCTGCGGCATGGCGAACGGTACCGAGCCATCAGGGGCTACGAACTCCACGTCGTAGACAGCGGACGCCGCGGTGATCGCGGCGGTTAGGGCTTCAGGCAGGGTGAGCAGCGCAGACATGCCGTCAGGCTGCATCACGATCTTGCCATCCGTCGTCGACGCGGCGAACACGATGACATCGGACTTCTCCGACGCCCGGGCCTGCATCCGAATTTCGTACCCCGTCATGTTGAGCGGCGCGTTGTACTGCACCACACCGCCGCCCGTGTAGGACGCGAGGTTGAGGGCGTTGATAGCGTTCACCTCGATGGTGTCCGGGTCGACGACCTTGGCCCTGTGGTAGTCAGACACGCGCGGCGGCGTGTTCTTCGCGTTGAGCGCGACCAGCCCTTTCGCCCCGGTGACGAGGAATCGGCGACCGTCGGTCAACCCGTGCGCGGTAGCATGGAGCCGAACCGGCGCGGTCTTGTCGATGGCGCTGATCGGGACATAGACAGCTTGCGGCTGCTCGACCCGAATCACCCACCTGAATGTCGACCCGCGACGGATCGTGAAGTCCTTACCTGCCATGTCATTCTCCTACTGCTTCGAGCAATTCTTGGGAGAGACGCCCTGCTTGCCCGACGCCGTGTGTATCCGCATTGTACTGGGACTTGGAAGCGCCCACAATCGTGCGCCGGAGCATACTGGCCTTGACCATATCCGGGTGAGCCTGCACCAGTGCCATGAACTTCTCGGTACCCTCGCGCTGCAAGTCCTCGTCGCCGAGGTTGTAGCCGAGGGCCACCTTGGTCAGCGCCCGCTTGGACAACGTGTTGATGTGCGCCTCGGCTTGGAACACCGCCTTGCGCTTCTCGTCCGCTGCCATCCGCCCGCTGCTCTTGAATCCCAGTGCGGTCTTGACGGAATCGACCAGCGACGGGTCGTAGTATTGAACGCCCTTGCTGTCCCGCACGCCGTCGAAGTCTGCGGCTGCCGTGTAGACATCAGCCAGCGCCTTCGGGATGCCCTTCTGGATCGCAGTTTTGTAGTCGCCACCAGCGATGGCCCCCGACGCTTCCCACAGGCGTTCGACAAGGCCAGCACTCGGGCCTGCCGCGCGGGCAAGGTAGTAGTTAAACTCGTCGCGCGGGGTCTTATCCTTGGGCGCGTACTGGCGGTCGCCGAAGTACGGAAGAATGGAGCCGGACTCAACCCGCGACGGATCAACCCCAAGCACAGGCAGCGCGGCCATCAGCCCGTGAGACAACAACTGCGAGTGCCCACGGATGAAGTCAGTACGCGAATCGAGTAAGTCGTCGTCATCCCTGAACGCGTCCATGATGGCGAAGATAACAGGGCTGATGACGGTACCCGCCGCTCCAGTCAAGGCAAGCTGCGTACCCACCGTATATGCGAGCGTCGTACGAGCCAGTTTCGCCGCTTCGGGGTCGAGCGCGTCCTTGCCAGTAATCAGCTTGCCGAACTCTGCCGTCTTGATGTCGCGTGCCAGCAGCGCCAGCATGTTCATCCGGTAGTTCTGGAACTGGAAGATCGCCTTGCGCCACGGGCCTTGCATGATCTCCGGGGCGTTGTGCGGGTCGTAGTTGAAGTGCGACTGGTTGTCGATGAAGTCCTTCGTCGAGCGCAGCAGATCGTCGTGCGAGATCGTCGGGTTCTTCTCGGTAAGCATCGTAGCGTAGGCGTGCGCAGTGATCTGGCGGTTGAATACCTCAGACTTGTGCATACCGTACGCAGCGGTTTTCATCATCGTTCGCCAGATCGTGTGCGTGTCGGAGTCCTTACCGGCGGCAAGACCCGACATGGTGCTGGCCAACGTGAAGTCGTCCATCCCTGTCTGGTGCAGTTCTTCGAGCACGCTCTTGACTTGCGGGGCCATGTTGGCGTCGCTCATCACGCCGCCGGGCTTGAACCACATGCGCCCGGCGTCAGCCAGCGCCTTCATGGAGCGCCCGATACCGAACGCCGCAGCCATGCGCGGGGCAGCGACGAGCGGCGTCTGGAGGCCGTTCATCACCAGTTGGCTTGGCGAGGTCATCATGTAGACGAAGCTGGCCATCGTCAGCTTCTCGGCGACCGGGCTGAACTCGACCCGCTTGCTGCCGTCGTACTGACCGCGCACCGCGTTGAGCACGTTCATCATCTGGATCGCGTTGTCGTTGCCCTCGCCTTGCTTACGCACGAAGGCGGACATGTCAGCCAAGTCCTTGGAGATCGCGGCACCGTACTTGATGTTGGCCACGTTGCCCGCGAACGACACCATGTAGGAGTTGAACGCACGGCTTGCGTCGAGCGGGAAGCCTGCCACGTACTTGCGGGCGTTCGCGCCTTGCATCAGGCTGTGCTGCGGGATCGAGTGAAGGTACACGTCGAGCAGCACCTCCTCCGTGGCCGCGCGCATCTCCGCGTTGCGGCTGTTGCGGTCGACCATCTGTTGCTGCTGCGCCGGAGGCAGCGACGAGTCGACCGGCGAGGTCGGGTACATCGACATCACGCCGCTCTTGATCTTGTTGACCAGCTCCTGATTGACGCCATCGAGGTTGAAGTTGAACTCGCTGCGCAGGGTGGTCGACACCTTGTGGTCGCTACCGTACCGAGCGCGCTGGTCAGCCGCGAACTTGAGGGCATCCGCCTCCGAGTCGTGCCCAGTGAACTCCACCTGCTTGCCGTTGGCGTCACGGATGTCGACCATGTAGTCGCCGAACCGCTTCAGCGGGGAGTACGGCGCGTGGCCGATCTTGTGAATCTGGCTCTCGATCAGGTCGCCGAACTCCTTCTTGAACTTGGCCAACTCGGCTTCGCCTGCTGTGTCGAGATCGACACCCTTGACTGCCGCGAGCGTGTTCTTGATCGCTTCGTAGCGCGTCTTGAACGCGTCGTTGTAGGCGGTCTGCACCTTGTTGAACACGTCCTGCCCGTCCTTGCCGACCTGCTTCCACAGGGAGTCCAGCTTGACTCGGGCTTCCTCGCGCTCAACCGGGTCGATACCATGCGCGGTCGGCTGCTCGTCGGCCCCGGGGTACAACTGGTAGAACGTGCTGAACTGGATCAACGCGTTGAGCTTCTTGGCCTTCTCGGGTGACTTCGTACGCAGCGCGTCGAGCGTGCGGGACACCTCGCCGACGCTGTGAAGCAGCCGGTTGCGTTCGTCAGCGTGTGCTGCGTAGTTGTCGGCGAAGCTGTTGTACGAGTTGGTCTTGCTGCCGTCCTCGGCCACGTCCGTCCAGAGGTTGCCGAACGTCGCGTGAAGCTGCGGCACACCGACGAACCGATACAACTCGCGGGGGAGCTTGCCGAAGCTACCATTCTTCACGGCGCTGACCAGCCCTCCGACGAAGTTCATTGAGTCCTTGGCGGCACCGCCGAGGACGCTGGAGGCGTTATCTACGGGCGCGGCATCGCTATCCCCAGTGAGCCGGCTCAAGTCGTCCAGCGCGCGGGAAAAGCGTGCCGTGGTCAGCTTGTCCGGCACGCCTTCGAGCATCCCGTCGATGTGTGTCATCGCGTCCGCCATCGTCATGCGGCTGGCCGGCGTCGAGATACCCTTGGTGCGGTACCGCACAACATCGTCGAGCAGCGCGTCGATGTCACCATTGCTGATGGATATTTCGTTGGAGCCGAGCAGCAGGTCGAACGCCTTGGTGATGCCGTTCTTCAGCTTCGCCTTCACGTCGCCCGTCAGGCGTTCGTTCTTCTCCTGCATGTCGGTGAGCACTTCTTCCGCCGCCGTGGCGCGGTCAAGCCCCAGTGTCGACATCTTGTCCTTGATGCGCTTGCGCATCCCGGCGTTGGCCCATAGGCGGTTGGTCACGGCCCCCACGTTGTCGCCGAGCAGGCCGGCGAACCCTTCGTGGGTGCGCTCATGCAGCAGCGTCATCGCCGCGTCCTTGTCGTCCTTCAGGTTCTCGGCGATCAACGCGACTGTACCGTCGCCGAGGTAGATACCCTTGGCATCCGCAGGTACCCGAACGTCATCACCGCCGAACTCAAGCGGACGGGACAGCTTGAAATCGTTAACCGTTTCAAATAGTTGCACAGGGGCTTCGCGCCCTGTGCGATTCGTGTTGGCGAAGTCCACCATCTGCTGCACACGCTCGACGTGCTGCGGCGGGATCACCTCGTGCAGTGGCTTGCCCGTGTCGGTACCCGCGCGGGAGAACCGTGCGTCGTCAACGAACGCCCCGCCTTCAGTTGCACGCTTGGTGATGTAGTCGTGTCGCTCGTTGTACGCAGCGGCGATGTCGGCGGACAGCTTCTTCAGGCCAGCCGGCGTCAGCGCGTCGTCGCCCTTGCTGAACATCGTCTCGGCCTTCTTGATGGCGTAGTCCTTGGCCTTGCGCAACGCCTCAGTGGAGCCGGTCGCGTCAAACGCCTGCTGCACGTAGTCGAGGAACGCACCGTGGGCCGTCTCGTCCTCGTCGTTTTCGAGCGCGACCTTGACCGCACGGTTCGACTCTTTGTCGAACTGCTTCTGGCTGAACTTGTTGCGAGTAACGCCCTCGGCCAGATCGGTGTTGCCTTGCTGCTGCTGGCGGGTGTCCCATGCGGAGCCGCGTTCTTCCAATATCGTGGCGATGTTGGCCTTGGCGTCCGCGCGGGTGGGCGAATCGAACGCGCCGGAGTCGCCGGTCGCCTTGTTCTCCCACTGCCACAGGTCGCTGTCCATGTCCTTGTGGAACGTGACCGTCTGGTTGCCGTCGGTGTAGCTGTGCGTGTCCTTGTCCTGACGCCCCATTGCGAAGGCAGGCGCAGCGGCAGCGGGTTCCGCTACCTGCGCGGTAGGAACCGCTGCTGGAGCCGCAGCAGGCGCAGCTTGTAAGTCAGGTACCGCTCCGTCCGGCGCAGCGGGGGCGACGGGAGCAACGGGTTGGGCGGCTGCGGCGGGGGCGACGGCTGCTTGTCCATCTTCCTGCACTCCGAACTTCTCGTGGAACTTCAGCGCGAACTTGGGCAAGTCAGCGGATGGGTCGATGGTGTTGGCGTACGCGTTAAGGAACTGCCCCGCTTCCGCGGAGGCAGGGAGCACCCCGCTCTCGTTGGCCGCATCGTTGAACGCCTTCCATGCCTTGCCTTGCAGGTCGTTGGGCTTGAGCCCAAGCTGCTTGACCATGAACTCCTTCCACGAGGTTGCTGCCTTGACCTCGGCGTCAGCCTGTGCGGGAGTGACTTCTTCCTGCCGTTGCAGGTCGGGGTTCCACTTGGTGATCGTGCCGTCAGGCTGTGTCGTGAACATGCGCTCGCGCACGATGTCCTCGGCGGTCAGGAAGTCGGACTGCTTCGCCCCGGCGAGCTGTTGCTGCCCTTCCAAGAACGGAAGCAGCTCACTGGCCGGCGCAACGGTGTTGGCCTGCACCTCGGCCAGTGCGTTCTGTACACGCGCTGCACGCGCCTGCTTCCGTTGGCTCATCGCTTCGTCGAAGTTCAAGGGCTGTACGCCTACGCCTGCCGGCTGAGTCAGCTCTTGGACCTGCCGTTGCAAGTCGGAGAACCCGTTAAACAAGTCTGGTTGAGCAGCATCGACCGGAGGAACCCCGCCTTCTACCAGCGGAGACACCTCACCTGCGGCAGCCTGCTGCTCCTGCGCAAACTGCGAGTAGTAGAGCGGGTCGTTCAGCAAGTCGCGGGTTGCGGCGATCTGCTGCGGCGTTCCGACATCCCCGTCCTCAGTAACGATGAGCGGCTGCTGCACCGGGCCACCCATCGGGATGGTCGGGTTGGCCACGCCTGCGGGCCGGTACGGCTCGAACTCAGCGGGCTTGAACGTGAGATCGCCAGCAGTGCGCGGCTGCGCGGTACCGAAGTCGAGTGTGCCCTGCGCCTGCTGTTCGGCGAACGACAGTCCGGGGGCGCTCTCGAACTGAAGGCCAGCGTCAGCAGAGGCAGCCGGAGCCGTTGGTGGGGTCAAGGCAAAGGTCGGTGTGGCGAGCGCCGACGGTGACGCCGTAGCTCCGGCTGCTTGCGCGTTGTCCGCCAGTGCGGCGGCGATTTCTGTGCGTTGCGGGGTGGCGCTGCGCGGGCCTGTGAAAGCGCCGAGGCCACCGCCCATGATGCCACCGGCCATGCCGCCGAGGATCGCAGACTGCGCCACGCCGTTGGTGATGTCCTTGCCAGTAAACGCGTTCTGGATGGCCGTCTCGGCACCAGACTGGATCGTTTCTTCCGCGCCTTCCTTGGCCACACCGCCAAGCACCGCCTTGACGACGGTTTGCCCTGCGAGGTTGACGGGGTTCTTGTGCCCGAGCAGCTTGGCCGCAGCCAACCCTTCGAGGTGCGCGGCTCCAGTGAGGTGCGACACCGCCGGGGTCATGGCCCCAGTGACGACGCCTGCGCCGAGGCCGGCGAGTTGCGCCTGCGTCTCGGACATCCCGGCTTCACGGGCGGCGTTGATCGTGTCGATGTCGGCGGCACCGCCGGCCTGCGCTGCGCCGGCCTGCGCTGCGCCGCGCGCTGCGTACTTGGCGATGGCTTCCGCGCCCACTGCGTTGCGCATGGCGAACTGAGCGCCGGCCCCCGCAGGGATCAGCGACGGCACGTTGGTGGCGAGCAGGTCTTGCAGGAGCAGCGGGTTGGTGGCGTACTCCTTAATCCCTGCGCCGATGCCCTCATCGAACGCGGCGCTACCCTGCGCCTTGGCTGCCTGAGTCGGAGCCGACTTCCACCCTTCGAGAATCTGGTTCGTCTCGTTGAAGTTCTTCGACATCCCCGTGGCACGGTCAAGCAGCCCGAGGGTCGCCATGTTACCGACGCCGTACGCCGACTGGCCAAGACCGACGGCACCCTGAAGCAACTGGGTGCCGAGATCACCTACTACCTCGCCGGCTGTCCGGCTACGGTTCGCGGTTTGCGCCGCTGCTTCTGCTGCCCCGCGTTCCTGCCAGTATTGAGCGAGCAGCGCCGGGTTGGTAAGCAGCGCGTCCGAACTTTGCAGATTGAGTGCCATGTGTCATTTTTTCTTAGGAGGTGGAGCAATCTGGTTGATCTCGTTGTCGACGAAGGGAACGTACTTCCCATCGACCATGCGCCCGCGAGTGACGCCGATACCGTCTTTCACTTGTTGGAAGTCCTGCGCTTTGCCCATCACGGCGCGAACGCGCTCTGCGCCTGCGAGGCCCGCCGTGTCGTTGAAGTTGCGAGCGGCGGTATTCGCTTCGACGAGCGCCTTCTGTCCAGCGGGACTCAGGGCGTCGAGTTGCGCCTTTTGTTGCGCCAACTGCATGTTGGCTTGCGCGGTAAGTTTGTGCCCGGCGACGCCGTACTGGCCGGCGAGGTCTGTCTTGGCCATCTCGGTCGCGTTGCCCGCGTTGGAGATGTTGGTGCGCGTCACGTTGTCCGCCGTGTGGTTGATGATCCCCGCATCGACGCCGTAGTTCGCAGCCATCAGGTTGTTGGAACTGGCGACGAGCGGCGAGAGTGCCTGCATCGTGGCGATGCCCTTGGTCACGTCGCCCATCTTGTACCCGTCGCGGTTGGAGCCAGCCTGCACCACGCCCTGCGCGGCAGCGATCTGCGCCATCAGGTTTTGCTGCTGCTCCATGATCGCTGTGTTCATCGTCGGCACAGCAGGCTTGGCCACGGGCACCGCTGCGGCAGCCGGAGCCTGCACCGCCCCGGCGCGCGTAACGCCCGGCGTGTTGAAGTCGGTGAAGTTGTTCTGTTGCGCGCCCTTGGCGGCGACCGCCGCGACCACATCGTCGTACTTGTTCGACGGCACCGCGTCGAGCGGAGTGTTGGCAATCGTGTTAGCCGTCTTGTCGAGCAGAGCTTGCGTCGATGTAGGAGCAGGCGCGGCTGCGGCAGCAGGAGCCGCCGGGGTCTGCCCAACCACGGTCGGAGGAGCGGACGGCGACAACCCGAACGCCCCTGCGGCCACCTTCTTCAGCCCGGCAACGTCCTCGTTGAAGCTGGTCTTGAGGTCGTTGACACCCGATGCGCCGAAAGCAGCCACGGCGTCTGCCGCCGTGTCCGTCGGGCGAGGAGCACCAACCGCGTCTGCAACCCCGGCGCGCACGCCGGTACCGATAGCGGCGAATGGGTAGGCGAGCGTCGCCAACCCCGTCTTGCCGATACCCGAAGCTGTGTTTAGCATTCCCATATCACCACCTGCTGTTAAATACGAATTCTACCGGGGCGAACATCGCCCGGCGGCTGTCCTTCTCTGCTTCATCAACAGCTTCGTTGAACCTGTTCTTGTGCGAGGTGGCCTTGCCGATGTTCTCCACGTCGACATCGTGGTTGCGGAGCGCGCGGTACGCGGCCCACTCAAGGATGTCGAGGTGATAGTCCTCGTCGACTTCGAGTTCTGCTTCAAGGTTGTCGATGGAAAGGACTGCTGCGGGCATACGCGCTACCCGCATCTGGATGATCTTGCCGTCGAAGTCAGCGCCTACGTTGGGCGACACTCGAAGGATGCGGTTCTCCTCGTCCATTGCGAACCAGCGCGGTTCTTGGTTGGCCGGGGTGATGCTCGTGACGATAGCGCGGTCGGAGTTGGTCACTGCTCCGGCGAGGCTGTCGTGCGTGGTCTTGTGCAGGTCGTATTCCTTGCCCTCAAGCCGGGCGGTCAACACTGCAAGAACGTCTTTATGGAGCGGGTAACGATCAACCCCCACGACCAGTGCCACTTGCGTGACATCGGGCGTGGAGGCGTCTCGGATCAAGAGCGTACGGCGACAGAACCGGCGGTACCCTTCGTTGATGTAGCGGACTAGGGTAGCGTCAGTCCACAGCTTGTCCGTGGCATCGCCCAGTGCGTCGGAAACGTCACGGAGCATGTTGCCACGAAGTTCATCCAGTAGCTCTTGAAGGTTCATTTCACTTTACGATCCGGTAGGGGAAGCGCGGAACATCGCGGTATCCGACCACCTGACCGTCATCGTTCAACACCGGCTTGGTGGTGACAGCGTTGTCGATGACACCGAGCAGGAACTCGGGGATTTCGACTTCTTTGCCGGGCTGAATCTGGTACCCGGTTCCGTTTACGCCGAAGAACTGGCCCGTGGGCGGAATCGCATCGTTTTCTTCGAGGATGATTTTAACCCGTTTCGACTTTGCCGGGGTGTTCACTGCGGCCTTCGCTTCGTTCGCGTCGGTCGCGGTGCCCGCCGCCTGCGCAGCCAGCTTGTTCGCGGCCTTGGTAGCAGCGGCCTTTTGAGCGGGGGTCATGCCCGCCTCGGGTTGTGCAGCAGCGGACACGGCAGCGTCAGCGTTTGCTCCTGCGATTTCGGCGTCGATCTCGGCTTGTGTTTTGGTGGTTTCGGTCACGATAGCTCCTTGATTGCTTGTTTGAACGCCGACTTGAACTCATCGGCAGGGTTATCTTCTTCCTCATCGGTGAGCATGATGGGGAGGATAGAAGTCACGACGGCAGAAACATCTTCCGCAGTCTTGCACACGACGGTCTTGTAAGGGTCGATCCAAATGCCGTCACCTCGGTTCGCTTGCTCGATCTCCGGGTCGCGGTATTCAATGGTGAACCCGTTAACCGCAGTCTTGATTGTCAGGGTAGTGGTGCCCATGTTCGTACCTCCGTGGAACTACCCCGGGTCGCCCCGGGGTAGATGGTTGCTTACCGATTAGGCGGTAGCCGCAACTTCCGCACGGATGAGGAACGCGTCCTGCAAGATCACCGTGGCCGACCACAATTTCCATGCGGCGGTACCACGTTGACCGAGCGGGTCGGTGTTCGTCGGCTTCGGGTTGACGACCATGACGCTGACCGAGCTACCGTTCACGGCGTCGCCCTTGAGCGGGACGATACCGTAAGCGTCGCGGGCCAGATACAGGATCGGGTACACGTCGGCCTTCACGCCGGTCGTGGACAGCATCAGACCCAAGTTACCGCCGGCATCGGCCCACGGTTGGAACACCGTCGAACGGATGTAACGCACGTCCTCGACCGCACCGATCTCACCCTCCATCGGCTGAACCGAGGCGTAGTGCTTGGTGGAGATGAAGCCCGTGATGTTACGGATGTCGTTCTCCAGATCAGGGTGGATCAGGCCGATGTACGACGCCTCGATAGGCTGAGTGTTGTACGCCGGGGTGGACTTGACCACGGTGGTGTGCGGCGAAGCATTCTGACGCTTCAGCGCACGGGTAATGCGACGCTGGAGAACCAGAGACACCGGGGTGTTAACGTCGGTACGCAGGACGCCGTTGGCGTAGAACACGTTGGTGCCCGCCTTGAGGACGTTGAAGCGCAGGGTTTCGACGGTTTGCGCAGCTTGCTCGCCGAGGATGTCGGTGAGTTCGCGGAGCACTGCCGGGAAATCCTCGTGGATGTCCATGATGACATCGGTGAAACCGATGAAATCGCCGTACTGTTCGAGTTGAACAGTGTAGTCCTTGGACGCCAGCTTCTTGCCAGCGGGGGTCACGCCTTCAACCAGCGGGGTCAGCGCCAGCGGCATACCGGCATTACCGGCATTGCCCGACACGGAGCCGGTCGAGTTTTCGAGGAAGTAGCGGCGGAACTTGGCGATGCGGGTGTTGTTCTTGGGCAGGATGTAGACCTGACCAAAACGCTCGATCACCAGAAGCGGCTGTGCGCGCTTCAGCAGGTTCGCTACCGAGAAAGCCGCTTGACGCGGGGTAATATCACCATAAACCATTGAGGCCATTTTGTTGCTCCTTCAGTTTCGTTTAACCACCAAGGGCTTCACGAAGCGCGGCGTCGAAGTCGTTGGGGTCGGCAGCGGATTGGTTGTTGCTGCGCTGACTCACGACTGCGGCGGTAGCGGCGACGGCGGCTGCCGGCACTGCTGGCTTCGTAGAAGGTTGTGCCGCTTGCACCACTGGGGCAGTGGCCGGGGCGGCTGTGGCTTGCGGAACTGACGAGGCCGGTACTGCTGGCACTGCACCCGTCTGTCCTACGGCCTGCTTGTAGGCACCCACCAGTTCGACAACTTCGGTGGCGGTACCCTGATTCAACACGCGCTCCAACGCAGGGCGGTAGAGAGCGGGCTGCTTGGCCACCCATGCTTGCACGTTCGGCAATACGCTGTCGAAGTCCGCGTGCGCGCTACGGATGGTTGCAAAGTGGGAAGTTACCTGCGACTGTTGCAGAGTTTGCACAATCGGTGCCAGCACTTTCCCAAGTTCGCGGAAGGTCTGAGCCTGAAGTACCTGCATCTCGGCGCGACGGCGGATGCCCTCGGCTTTCGATACTTCACCCCATTCCTTGTCATAATCACCCAGTGTTTTCTTGTCGTCATCAGACAAGAACTGGTCAATCGTAATTGGTTTTTCCTCGGCAGCCGGGGCCGGCGCAGCGGCGGGAGCCGGTTCAGCGGGCTTGGCAGCAGCGACGGCAGCAGCGACGGCAGCAGCGAACGCAGCCGGGTCGTTGGCGTTCAGCGCCGGAGTCGGTTCGGCGGCAGGCGCAGCGGCGGCAGGAGCAGGCGCGGCAGCAGCGGGTTCAGCAGCAGGCGCAGCGGCGGCAGGTGCAGGTTCGGCAGGTGCGGCGGCAGCGGGTGCAGGTTCGGCGGCAGCAGCGGGAGCAGGCTCACCAGCAGGAGCAGCGGCGGCAGGAGCGGCAGCAGCGGCAGGAGCCGGTTCAGCGGCAGCCGGGGCCGGCGCAGCAGCGGCAGGCT